AAAACCTAAAACAAAACGGGCATGATTTACGGTCTAATCGCAGCCTATGGTCTAGCCGCTGTGCTGATGAGTGGGAACGCTCAAAGGCTGGCGGCTTTGGTCGCTGTGATGCTTTCGCTACACTTTGGCATTGATGCTCAGTTAGCGAATGAAGGCTATCTAATGCGGTTCTCTATTGCTGCCACGTTCAACGCTCTAACCATCGGCGCGATTGTTCGTTGGTGTGAGCTGGATGACGGCGTTATGATGACCGTTAAGATTCTCGCAACAATCCTAATGCTAAACATCGCAACCGGATTAAGCGACACATTCGGGCTTGACATATTTGACCTATACTACCAAGCAGCAATAGCCCTTTACTCGCTGCTAATCGTTTCAATCGGGGTGAGCGATGGCCGAGCTAATTCTTTATTTGAGTTGGGCGGCGTATTTAATCGTCTACGCGCTCGCCTGTTTGCAGAGGTGTAGAAATGCAGCAGCACATAGAGCAAGTATTAACAAATCCAAAAGCCAGCGCCGCGACATTAAGCGCAACAGTGGCAAGCGGGTGGGCTAATTGGTTCGACGTGCTAAACCATAATTTGACTTTCTTTGCCACGCTAACAGGCATTATCCTGTCATGGACAATGATCGTGATGCACATCAGAAAGATGAATCGTGACGCTGAAGAGCATCAAGCCAAGATGGTGAAGATTCAAAAAGAGATTGAGCAGTTAAGCAAGTAAACAAACCGCCGCCCGTAGCGGTTAAACACGGAGATAGAATCATGGCAGCTAGAACATTACGCCCACGTCATCAAGACGAAATCAGGGACAAAATACAAACAACACAGCTAATAAAACGCCTTGAGAATCATGCACTTGATGATTCTATGGAGTTGTCGTCTAGTCGAATTAAAGCAATTGAGATCCTTTTGCGCAAATCATTGCCTGATTTGAGCGCGGTAGAGGTAACAGGTGCTAACGGTGGCGCGATTGAAACCGTTACGCTTGATGCGACTAAGCTATCTAATGACGCTCTGAAAGAGATTTTAAACGCTCGCCAAGATGCTGACGAAAGCTGATTTAATCAATGTAGAGCGCGAACTATGCCGACGCTCTTTTGCTGAGTTTGCAAAGCGAGCATGGCACGTACTAGAGCCGAGCGCCGAACTCAAATGGGGTTGGGCGCTTGATGCTATCTGCTTGCACCTTGAGGCGGTTACAGATGGAAAGATTAACCGCTTGCTGATGAATGTACCCCCGGGCTCAATGAAATCCTTGCTTACTGGCGTGATGTGGCCTGCTTGGGAGTGGGGCGCTAGAGGTATGCCAGAGATGCGCTATGTTGGTACTGCGCACGAAGAAACGCTCGCTATTCGTGATAGCCGCAAATGCCGAGACTTAATCAAGTCTGAATGGTATCAATCGTTATGGCCTATCGAGCTATTAAGCGATTTAGACGGTAAACGTGAGTTTGGTAACACGCGCAAGGGTGTCCGTCAGGCTCGCGCCTTTACGTCTATGACTGGTGTTCGTGGTGATCGCGTAATCCTTGATGACCCAATTTCAGCAGACAACGCAAACAGCCCCGCAAAGCTCGAAGCTGCTCGCCTTGCATTTACTGAGACATTGCCTACGCGAGTAAACAACGACAAGAGCGCAATTGTGGTTGTGATGCAGCGATTGAATGAAGCCGATGTTTCAGGCGTAATCCTTGATATGGGGCTTGATTACTGCCACTTGCGAATCCCAATGCGCTACGAAGCTGCAAACAAGTGCGTAACATCTATAGGGTGGGAAGATCCGCGCACCGTTGAAGGTGAACTGATGTTCCCTGAGCGATTCACCGAAGAGCAAGTAAGCGAGCTAGAAAAGACGCTTGGCTCTTATGGCTGCGCAGGACAATTGCAACAGCGTCCAGCTCCACGCGGCGGCGGAATTATCAAGACAGAGTGGTACAAGTATTACACTGTATTGCCACCGATTGAGTTCAGAACTATTCACGCAGACACGGCGCAAAAGACAGGGCAAGAGAACGATTACTCTGTATTCCAATGCTGGGGCAGGACGACAACAGGTCAGGCCATCCTGCTAGATATGATTCGTGGCAAGTGGGAAGCTCCTGAATTGATCGTTCAGGCTCGCGCATTCTGGCTCAAGCATCTGTATGAGCATACATCAACGCTGCGAAACATGGCGGTAGAGGATAAGGTATCTGGAACTGGTTTGATTCAAACACTACGCCGTGAAGGAATCCCAATCTTGCCAATTCAACGCGACAAAGACAAAGTTTCTCGCGGCTATGATGCTGCGCCATTTATTGAGTCAGGCAACGTGCTATTGCCAATTGATGCGCCTTGGCTATCTGACTTCCTTGCTGAGTCTGCGACTTTCCCAAGCGGGGCGAACGACGATCAGCTTGACCCAATGTTTGACGCAATTGAGAACGTGCAGCGCAAGCCAAGCCACAAAGTAGCGCAGCCAGTGCGCAATATTCCTATCGCCAACGCATTCCGCAGATAAACCTATTGACGCTCTGTCAAATTGCGTATAATGATAAACAAAATCTATTCTGCTATTATGTGCAATAGCAAAAGACTATGGGCGAATCATGGCGCGACAAACGAAGTCAGAGCGACTTAAAGAAGTACACAAGCGAGCAATGCGCGACTTTAACCGCGCCTATGCTGCATCATGGACAATCCGCAAAGAGGCAATGGAATCTCGGCGCTTTGTTGATGTGGTTGGCGCGATGTGGGAGGGCGTATGGGGCGAGCAGTTCGCAAACCGTCCACGCTTTGAGATTAACAAAGTAGCCAAGTCTGTTCGCCGTGTGTTCAATGAGTATCGCGCTAATCGAATCACTGTAGACTTTAAGCCAGCGACAGGCGACCAACGCGACGAGGACATTGCAGATCTGCTTGACGGTTTATACCGAGCAGACGAGCAGTTTTCAAACGCGCAAGAAGCATACGACACAGCTTTCAATGAAGGCATCAAAGGCGGCTATGGCGCATTCCGCTTGCGCACCGAGTACGATGACGATGGTGACGAAGATAACGACGATCAGCACATTATTTTTGAGCCGATTCACGACGCCGATATCAGCGTTTACTTTGACATTAACGCCAAGCGATACGACAAGGCCGACGCTCGCTGGTGTGTTGTACTGACGCCGATTGCGCGTGATGCGTACGAAGAAGAGTACGAGGATTACTCTGTTGCGTCATGGTCGCAACCATTCCAAGCGTATTACTTTGAATGGGTAAGCGCAGATGTGGTTTGGGTGGCTGAATACTACGAGCGCGAGGAGCATTACTGCAAAGTATTCACCTACGTCTTAGAGCCAACAGGCGACGAGCAAAAGGTTTACAGCAATCAGTTCGAGACTAAAGCCGAGCTAGAGGCAGAGCAAGAACGCTTGGAGCTGATGGGCTACGTGATGCAGCGTGAGCGCAAGCTGGAATACTACAAGGTGCGCAAGTACCTGCTGAACGGTATGGAAGTGATTGACGATTGTGGCTATATCAACGGCGAGCATATCCCTGTTATTCCTTACTTTGGTGATCGCTCAATCATCCAAGGCATTGAACGCGCACAAGGTATCGTGCAGCAGGGCAAAGACTCGCAGCGCCTATATAACGTGCAAATCAGCACGATCGCAGAGACTGCCGCGCTAGGTCAATCGACTAAGCCTATCTTCTACCCTGAGCAGATCGCAGGCCATGAGTTCAACTGGGCGAACGATAACGTCAAGAACTTCCCATTCCTCACGATCAATCCGGTAACTGGCGCAGACGGAGAGGCTCGCTACGATATACCGATTAACTTCACGCAGCCGCGACAAATCCCGCCTGCAGTCGCAGCTTTGGCTGAGTTGGCTAACCGCGATATCCAAGACGTTACAGGCAACATCGACCAAGCCACAGAGTTGCAAAGCAATGTATCAGGCGTAGCAGTGCAAAACGTGCAGAATCGCTTGGATATGGGCGTGTTTGGTTATATGGACAATATGGCGCAGACGGTGCGCCGTTGCGGTGAAGTATGGCTATCAATGCGCCGTGCTATCGAGACACGCGAGCGCACGATCATCAGCATGTCTGAGGACGGTAGCCAGTCTTATGAGCAGATCAACACGCCAGTAATCGACCCAGACACGGGCGAAGCGGTGCTGAAAAACGATATCAGCCGTGGCAAGTTCAAAGTGGTGGTTGACGTTGCGCCGAGCTTCACTACTCGCCGTGATTCGACTGTGCAGCGCGTGATTGACTTGATGAACACAGTTGCAGATCCATCAGCGCAAGCGGTTCTGATGAACTTTGCACTAATGAACATGAATGGCGAAGGCATGACGCCATTACGCAAATTCGCACGTAATCAACTTGTTCAGATGGGCGTAGAGAAGCCTACCGAAGAAGAACAGAAGCAAATGGAAGAAGCTGCAGCAAGCCAGCAGCCAAGCGCACAAGATCAGTACCTAATGGCAGCAGCCGCAGAGAAGCAGATGAACACGCAGAAGGCAGCGGTGGACATTGAGCGCTTAGCAGCAGAAGCCGACAAGACTACAGCGGAAACCATGAAGCTACTGCAGGACATGGACATTCAGCAGCTACAAACACTCGCGCAGATCGCGCAACAACTGAGCCAGCAGCAACAACCACAACAGGAGCAAATGACGAATGGCTGATATTTACCCACTACAACCAGCCTACGGGCTAACTAAAAAGGTTGCCATTGCTGCGACTGCGACGAATGTGGATTTAAGCGACTGGAATCATTCAGCAAACGGTTTCACGCAAGTGCTGATTACTAACACTGCATCAGACATGATCTTTGTTCGCTTTGGCAACAACACTAAGGAAGCCGAGAAAGACAAAGACTTGCCGATTATCGCAACTGCGCCAATGACCGTAACCCGCAATCAGACAGACAATAATTTCAGCATCATCGGCTCGGTGGCTGGTGGCTTTGTCTGGATTACGCCAATCATCGGAGACTAATCATGGGATATATTGCAGGCGCAATGATCGGCGGTGATCTCGGTGGCGGCTATCACTACAAAGTCGGCGCTAATGGCAAGCTTCAGCTATGGCAAGGCGAGGTAATGATTAACGAGCAGGACGAGTTCGGCGCGTGGACAAAGACAAGCATTACTACTGGCACTGGCTCGCTGCATATCGGTGATTTGCACAGCAACGGTTCAGGCGGTGAGAATGTAACATGGGTGAACACTGATTCAAACGTGGCATATTACCCAACATGGGCAGGCGTTAGCGTAGACGGTGCGTCAACATTCCCAATGACCACGCGATCACACGGAGCGCTTACTAGC